CGAGGCACTGGGAATCGGGCGACGGGCGCTAGAAATCTGGTGCGATATGCCCGAGAACGAGCATAAAATTGCTCGCGCGCGCGCCCGTGCAGCAGATGTGCTCGCCTGCCAGACGCTGGAGATTGCTGACCAGGCGGCGCCGGAGGAGAGCAACCTGGCGCGCGTGCGCATACAGACGCGCCAATGGGTCGCAGAGCGCTGGAAACCTAGCGTCTACGCCCAACAGCGCGGTCCCGCGGTCAACATCTCCATTGGTGGCCTGCGCCTCGATGCGCTGCGTCACGTCGAGGTGGTGCAGGACGCTGACACCATGCCGCAGGTCTGTGGATAACCATGTCTCAAGCCTCTGTACTTTATACGACGGGCATTATGTTAAGTTGTTTATCCTGTGACTATCCTGTGGATAACCTACCGCTGTACGCTGGGTACTGGCCGGTGCGCCTGGCTCCGGTGGCCGCGACCCCCCCCTTTGCTTTGGCGGCGGGGGCGGCAACTGCTGCACCTAAACACACACCGCCGCCATGAACCCTGACCCCACCCCCCTGGCCCCGTCCCCGACACCGCCATCTGCCCGAAAAAAAATAAAAACTGTGCCAACTATCGCGTCCACTGTCACCGAGATGACAGAGGCACAAGGCGAGCAGTCCAAGAACCCGTTTCTTGAGTGGGCGAAGAAGTACTACAGGAACCCTGTCCTCTTTGTGCAGGAGGTGTTAAATACGCAGCCTGACCCTTGGCAGAAGGAATTTCTGATGCACATTGCCAAGGGTGAGCGCAGGATTAGCGTGAGGTCGGGGCATGGTGTGGGGAAGTCCACGGCAGCGGCCTGGGCGATTATTTGGTATGCGTTCCTGCGGTTTCCGGTCAAGATTGTGCTTACGGCGCCCACCAGCAGCCAGCTGTATGACGCCTTGTTCGCGGAATTGAAACGGTGGGTGAAGGCGCTGCCGGAGACTTTGCAGAACCAGCTGGAGGTTAAGCAGGACAGGATTGAGTTCAAGGAATTCCCTAACGAGGCGTTTATAAGCGCCAGGACATCAAGAGCCGAGCAGCCCGAAGCGTTGCAGGGTGTCCACTCGGAGCACGTCATGCTGGTGGCAGACGAGGCCAGCGGTATCCCCGAGCAGGTATTCGAGGCTGCAGCGGGAAGTATGTCCGGCCACAGCGCTGTAACTTTGTTACTAGGTAATCCGGTTAGGTCCAGCGGATTCTTCTTTGACACGCATAACCGTCTGGCGGGTGACTGGATCACCATGAAGGTTTCGTGCGCGGACTCGCCGCGGGTGAGTGAGGCCTACATCGAGGAGATGAAGTCGCGTTATGGCGAGGAGAGCAATGCGTACCGGATTCGCGTGCTGGGTGAGTTTCCTAGAAGCGATGACGATACCGTGATCCCGATGGAGTTGCTGGAGATGGCCACACAGCGGGACGTGGCGCCCAGCGTCAGCGCAAGGTTAGTGTGGGGCTTGGACGTGGCCAGGTTCGGCTCTGACCGGAGCGCCCTGTGCAAGCGCCAGGGTAACGCGGTGACCGAGCCGATTAAGACCTGGAAGAACTTGGATTTGATGCAACTGACCGGCGCCATTGTGTCCGAGTATGAAGTGCTGATGCCGAGCCAGCGTCCGCATGAGATATTGGTTGACTCGATTGGATTAGGCGCTGGCGTGGTTGACCGGCTGCGCGAGTTGAACCTGCCTGCGCGCGGGATCAATGTATCGGAGTCTCCGGCGATGGGCGGGACGTATAGGAACTTGAAGGCTGAGCTATGGCACAAGGCCAAGGCGTGGCTGGAGCAGCGTGACTGCACCATGCCCAAGGATGATTTATTGATCTCTGAACTGGCCACCGTGCGGTATTCGTTTACGAGTAACGGGAAGATTCAGATTGAGGGTAAGGACGAGATCAGGAAGCGCGGGTTAGCGAGTCCTGATAGGGCAGATGCGTTTTGCTTGACGTTTGCCAGCGACGCTATCACGGGTGCCTTTGGCTCTGCGTCATCGAATAAGTGGGGACAGTCACTGCGCAGGAACATACCCCGCGTAGCATAATTGGTGTAATTAATTTCTAGGAGTGAAACCATGAAGATGACCAAGGCGCAGAAGAAAGTTGGCAAGGTGATGCATGAGTACAAGACCGGAAAACTGCACTCAGGACCAGGCGGCAAGGTAGTGAAGAATCCACGCCAGGCGGTGGCTATTGCTTTGAGTTCTGCTGGAATAAAGCAGAAGAAAAAAAGCTAAGCTCTAACTTTTGATGTTCTGAATTTGTTAAAACTTGTAAATTTTCAATTCTGTTATCAGATGAATCCCCATTGATATGATGAATATGTTCGTGAGTTTCTAATTTTCTACCAAGATGAACCTGCATTACATGGCGATGTTCTCTAATATATTTTCCATCAACCTTGATGACAATGTATTTTTTGATTGATCCAATGCCTGCTCTTTTCATAAGAGGGCTTGCAAGTTGAGCTTTTTTGGTATTTTGAGGATTGGCAATTGATGTGCATTTCCTAGAGCAAAATTTTGCTGTTTCAATTCTGTATGCAGGGACATAGAATGATGTTGAGCAAATTAAACATGAAAGAGTTTTTCCATTTTTACGTTTTTCAGCTCTTTGCTTGCCAGTCAAGATTCCGATGTTTTTTGTCTGGCAATGTCTGCAGCAGTATTTTGTTGTTTTCTTTTTTGGAGTGAATTGTTTTTTACAAAACAGGCATTCTGAAGTTTTCATGATAGCGATTGCAATGTAGTTTTCATTGCTATAGTATACAAGGAGAATATAATGGCCACTAGTATGCGAGATATCCCAGCGCGCTACCAGGGCGCGATGAATCAGATGATGAGCAAGACCAGCACCAAGTGTCCGCTGCCTACGCAGGACGTGACGCTGAATCTGAAGAACCGCGCTAAGGCGATTACTACGGCGGCGTATGGTCCTGAGAATCCCGCCCTGCCTAATACGGCGTACTGGAAGAAGAAGGCTGATACCTGGGACGTGAGCATTGCAGACGCCAAGCAGAGCCGCTGCGGTAACTGCGCGGCGTTTAACGTGCAGGACTCCATCAAAGAATGCATCGCCAAGGGTATCGGTAACGAGGCAGACCCGTGGGGGACGATTGAGCTGGCAGACCTTGGGTACTGCGAGATATTTGACTTTAAGTGCGCGGCCAGCAGGACGTGCGATGCGTGGGTAGTGGGTGGCCCTAATGATGGTGAGAGTGGTGAAGAAGATGAATCAGCAAACTACGAGGAACTTGAATAATGAAACCTGGTCTATACGCAAACATTAACGCCAAGCAAGCCCGTATCAAGGCTGGCTCTAAAGAGAAGATGAACAAGGTCGGCTCTAAGGCAGCGCCCTCTGCTGCCGACTTTAGACAGGCGGCTAAGACGGCGAAGAAACCTAAAAAGTGATTAGCCCCATAGTCATTAGCACAGTACACGGCAAGGGCTTGCGGGTGATGCTTGCAAGCATTGCCGAGTATTGCCCCGAGGTTCCTGTCTATTTACGCGGTCCTCAGTCTGTGATTGGCGGCTTTGATACTGACCTTAAAGTATTTGGCTCACCGCATAATTTTGGCGAAGATTACAACCAGATCATAGACCGAGCACTAAGCGATGGGTTTGATTCCGTGGTGGTGGCTAATGACGATATCGTGCTCACGCCTACCAGCTACAAGTATCTGTTGGAGGATGTGCAGCATTTGAAAGATGAGACTGCTGATCCGGTGGGTTGGGTGTCGGCGCGCTGCGATGCGGCACGTCCTGGGCAGAACGTCCGCACCAATCCCTTTGACGAGAAGCTGCACTACTTCAAGTACCCCTATGAGGATTACATTGTCCCGATGGAGGTGGTTAGCCCCATATTTGCGTGGATAGGGCGCGATGCGTGGGAGTGCTTTAAGTTTCCCCCGCTGAACTGGTTTTCCGATGATGTCCACTGCGAGGACTTGCGCCAGGCGGGTTTTACGCATTATCTGAGTAGGTCTTATGTGCATCACATTGGCAGCCAGACCATTGGCTTGGACGGTGAGAGATTGACC